AAGAACTATATAAGGTATTAAAAACTCATGTTGATAAATAAATTTGGAAAGTTTGTTTCCCGCAAATACTTTGATGAAGTAGACGGCGAAGGCAATGATCTTGGCGGCGCCCCGAGCCCGGATACCGATTTTGGTGGAGAAGGTGGTGAATCGACTCCTGAATATCTTTTTGGGGATGTCACTGCCGATGAGGCTGCTGATCGTTTTGGCTTTTTGCGTGAGCTGCCAGATCAGCTTCGAGGTCTGGAGTCTCGGGTAAGCGAGCCGGTTGGTTCGGTGATGGAGCAGCTTAAAAGTCTTAGTGAGAAAGTAGGTAGTCAGCCTGTTTTTGAACCTAAGCTGGAGAAATTTGCTGCGGCAATGAAGGAGTATGATGGCAACTCTCCGCATATCCAAGCAGCAATTGAAGGATTGATGGAGGACCTCAAAGGTTCAATGACTTCAACACCTTTGAATGAGGAAGTGCTGGGCCCATTGATCCAGCCTATGATCGAGCAAGCAGAGCAAAAAGTAACAAATAAGATGCTGCCTCTGATGCTTGACATGCTTCCCTTTGACGCCAACGCTATCGTGAATCGAGATCCGGCAAACCCGGATAATGTTTTGGAAGCTGAAACTGATTTGCAAAAAAGTTTTCACAAGTGGTATGGGCAATTGGATGCCCCCACTCGCAACGCGTTGAGTACATACGGAGTTCCGTATGCTCAGGCGCTGCAAAAGTTTGGCAAGTGGAATGCTGAACAGATAAGGAAAAAGGGAGGGGCTGCCGGAGCTGCATCCGCACGCCTGAAAGGAGCTGCGCAGAAACCAGGGGGCGCGACTCGAGAGCCCAATAATTCTGGGGAGCTGCGCACTGAAGCCGATGGCTTCAACGCATATTTCAAACGTAACGCGGAGTAATTACTCATGGCTGGTCATAAGTTTGCAACAGATACTGCCCGCATTGGTGCCGTAAAAGGTATGATGCTGGAAAATGCTATGTTCGAAGAGGATCTTTCTTCGGCTGGCGATACCGTCCCGATGCAGAAGAATTCGGGTGAGACTTATAAATGGAAGCGATTCACTCTTCCCTCTGGCACTGATAATGTATGGATTGCTGCCGGTGGTGATGATGAGTATGTGGATCAGCACAAGACGGCAGAGGGTGTGACCCCGGAAGCTGAGAGCATTACTTCCACGATCATCACTGCTGTACCGACTCAGTATTCTTGCCTGTATACTTACACGGATAAGACTGCTGAGCTGTATGAAGATGATATTCCGGCTCAGGAAGTTGAGTTTGCTGGACAGCGAATCCGCCTTGTTCGCACCATGCATAACTATGGTAAGCTGAAGGCGTCCACCAATGAGTTTTACGCAGGCGGCAGCTCGACCGCAACTGTAGCAGCACCTATTACTGCCAATATGCTGGATAAGGTAAAGCGGGATCTGAAGCGATTTTACTGCAAGCCTCAGCATAAAGCTTTGTCTAGCTCTGCCAACTACGCTACCTATCCAATCCAAGCGTCCTATTGTGCCTATGCTCATACGGATCTGGAGCACGACATCCGGGCCATTCCTGGCTTCAAGGATGTTAGTGAGTATGGTACGCAGCAGCCTATCTCCCCTAACGAGATTGGCTCGGCGCGCGGTTATCGGTGGGTGCTGGCTCCTGAGCTGACCTACTACCCGGCTGGCGGTGCGTCTGTCGGTGCAACTGGTCTCAAGGCTGATGATTCCACCAACATTGATGTATATCCTATCATCGTGCTTGGTGAGAAGGCTTTTAAGCAGGTTGCTCTTCGCGGCATGAATGCCATTGATGCCAACCATATTCCTCATGGCGTGCGCAGCAAGTCCGATCCGGGTGGCCAGCGTGGTTATGTCTGGGCCTCTACTTGGCACGCTGCCGAAATCACCAACCAAGATTGGATGGCTGTGATCGAAGTTGGCGTTACTGATCTGTGAGGTGAATGATGGGTATTCCTTTTACTCAGCACATTAATCAGGTTTCTGACACAGAAACCCGTGATGTGCTCTTTGCTGTACTAGGGGCTGTGAAGGCAGAGCTGGAAGCCATTCACGGTGACTCGATCATTAACGCAACCACGTTGAGTACTGGCTCTACTACTGCGAATGTAGCTACTACTGCATTCCAATATCGGATTGATGGGGTAACGTATGCTAAGGCGGCCGTAACTGCGGGAACTGCTCTTGGCATTACCGATACCATCAATACCGGAACGGCTACTGGTAGCTTCTGGGGTGGCTTTGCTGCTCAGATCAATGCAGCCGGTACTATCTCCTTCAAGGCCGCGGCTACCGATCAGGTAGAAACCACTGAGGGTGCTGCTCGTGTTGAAGCAATGGATATTGCTGCTGATGCTGGCAATGTGATTATTGGTCATTTTACGGTTCAGGCAAATGCTGATTCTGCCTGGGTTGCCGGGACTGATGATCTTACTGCTGCTTCTGACTGTCAAGCAGTGAACTATTACTCTGTTGCTTCTTCTCTGACTTTGACCGACTAAGAGGATTTTTCAATGGCTGTTTCTATTACTGGACTGACTTTTGCGGTAGGCTCGAATGGCAGTATGCCGAATTCGAGCTATATGTATTTCACTGGTACCGGCACCTATACGGCGGCGGATTTCGTCATTGATGCCTCGGATGGCTTGGGTTTTACTCCTTCCAAGATTCATGTATTGAATCTGACCGATGGTAATGAGACCACTGCTTGGAACTGCGCTGCTTTCAACGCTAGTACCAGTATGGCAGCCACTGATGAGGGTTTGAAATCCGTAACTGCGGGAGATAAAACCTATGCTGATCACGGTATTGCGGTGACTGGCAAACGGGAGCTGACTATTGATGTTTCGGTAGCAGGCCCCATTACCGACAATGATGACTTTGTTATTGAAGTATGGCGGTAATCAGTCATGGCCGACACCGTTACATCAACGGTCCTTGAGCATGACTTAAATCGTTATGTGCTCCGGCTCACCAATATCTGTGATGGTACTGGTGAGTCTGGAGTCATAAAAGCTGACAAGAGTGAGATTGACATTTTCGGTGAGTCTCCTGCTATTGATGTCGGCCATATGGCGATTGAGCGAATCCGTGGGCAAATCCACGGATTTACTTATGTTAGGCTCTACTGGGACCATACAGCAGATGATTTGGCTGCGGCTCTTGTGCCTGGTCAGATCGACTTGGATTGGCGCGAGTTCAAAGGTATTCATGATCCGCAAAGCGCGGGCGGTACAGGGGATCTGCTTCTTACCACCGCTGGCAACACGGCAAATGATACTTACGATCTCACTATTGAAATGAGGTTATATAAATAATGGCTATTTCCCCCCGCCGTCGAGTTGAAGCAGACGATACTCCTGGACCTATTGAAGCTATTGTAGAAAAAGCTCCAGGGATTGATGAAGTTCCAAAAGGCACTGATTATAAGAAGCTCTTTGCTGAAGAAAAGTTCATGAATGAGCTTGTGACTATTATTCTTCATCCTGGTTTGGATGCTTCGGAAATCGGTGTTCCAGTTGGAGTGAATGGTAAGCGAGTCTACATAACTCCAGGCCGGCCTTGTAAAGTTCCTCGGACTCACATTGCTCAACTGGTGAAGGCGCGCCCTGATACTATTAATCATCGCTCAGATGATTATAATGCTCCTGAGCAGCAAATGAATATCATGTACAAGCAAAGCACATCGAAATATAATTTTGATGTGATCGAAGATACTCCGAAAGGTGCAGCTTGGTTGCGTGAGTTGCGCGCCCATCATCAACGGAGATAAGGGATGAGTGTTCTCTATCCAGAGACTTTTAAGGAGATTTGCGAATCCATTTTGGAAGAATCAGACGGTCGAGCCGTTGCATTTGCTTCGGTGGCTCTGGGTAGAGATTCGGCAGGTGATCTTCATTTAGAAAATCCGACTCATAGGAATATTGTCAAATGGGTCGCAGAAGCATATACTCAAGTACAAGTTTTTTCTCCCTTTTGGGAGTTTTTGCATAAAAGGGGTAAGCTTTTAACAGTGGTTGCGGACAAAGACTCGTATTCGAAAACCTCGGTACGAGAAGTTGTTAAAGGCTCAGCGTATTTTATCAAGACCGGCGCTACGGCTCGGCAACCAGTCTGTGTCCAAGACTATGAGTGGTGGGTTCAGCAAGAGCGCCATATTACTAATTCCTCTAGTACCCCTCAATTTTTAATCAAAGCTCCTGATAATGAATGGTTGCTTTGGCCAACTCCTTCCTCCGCTGGCTCTTTGTATGCTGAATGGTTTGTGGAGCCTTTTGAACTATTAAATGCCGACGATGAGCCTTGTTGGAATAAACGATATAATGGAGTTCTTAAATGGCTTGTTATTAAACAGTATGCGAAGGAGTTTGTTAAGGAAGGTTCTAGTGAGAAATTGATAGCTCGCGCTCAACAAGCTTTGCCAGGGTTGGTTGAAGGGCTTATGCGAGACTATCTCCCGAAGCATAAAGGTATGGCTACTTTCTTTTAATAAGAAACAAGAAAAGGATAAGAAATGTTTTGGTATACCCTATATCTCTATTCGGTCTCTGTTCCTATAGTTGTAGGAGTGTAATTGTGTGGCAGAAGACAAGCTTTTATGG